CTTCGCCATTATCGGGTGCTGTAGTGTATTCTAAGCACGCAAAAAGCGTGTAGGCATCTGTGGTAGGGGTGATACTCCAAGTGCCGTTAGTGATGACCCAATAGCCACCGGAAGCACTACCGCCGCTACCGGTCCAACTGTCGTTAAATGTGCCTGTTAAAGCAGACGGGTCTGTGCCGTTCATACGGCTATTCCAATATTGAGTCTTTGTTGCTATCGCCATATTATGCCCTCTTGAAATTTCTCTTTGCTGGATTTCTAAACACAGAAGATACTAAGAATGCCTCAAACGGTCCTGTTCCTGTTTCTGTTAATGCTATTAAGTCTGCTCCCCTGCTACCTTCTGCTACACCATAAGCCTCAAACGATGCGAATTGGTTTCTTTGGCTTAGTTTTTGTGTATAGTATATCCCTTCTGCTACTCTATCGTATAAATCGCCGGGAGCAACACCACTTGGGTTTATATTGCTTTTGAATGCTCTCGGCATATCCGATACTTCTTTTCTTGTTGTATCTAAAGCACCTTCTAATGCTTCGGTCATAGCCTCTTGCATTAGGGCGCGAACTTGTTGGTTTATATGGTCGGTCATACCTTTGTAAGCGGATTTATCAAAGTAAGCATTAAATTGTAAAGGAGATTGTGATTTTCTTACATTAAGTGCGTTGCGACCTGTATGACTGATAGTTGTTTGCTCGTAGGCTTCAATATTCTCTATTTCTGTGCTGACTTCGTTTTCTAAGTCATCAATTTCTTTAGCGGCATTTCTCCTAAAAGTTTCGACTGCGCCAATGCGAGGAAAACCCGGATGTTGAAATGTTCCTAACTTAGACATCTTTTCACCTAATCCACACTACCCAAGTGAGCCAACCTTTTTAGGTTCATCTCGCCTCGTTCTCTCAATGCTGTTCCGCGCAACGAGCCTTCGGGTCCTGTGGTCTGAAATAGGCTTTCATCCTCAAGATAATATGATGCCGCAAGGTCCGCGCATATCTCTCTTAATACATGGGCGAACTCGCCCTCTTGAACTGCTACGCCGTCTGCGTGGTCGAAAGAAATACCACTAACGCCTGTAAGGTCGTTAGTTGATTTGCCGGTCCATGAAAATGAATCGCCATCAATATTACCATTACCCGCAGAACTAAATCCTGTTCCGCTCGTAAGAGTAATTGTTGTAGCACCTGCGGTTATTGAACCGTTAAGAGTTGTGTCCTTAATACTCTTGCTTGGGACATCCCTGCCGTAATCACGGAATGTTTGGTCTATATCTATGGTTGAACGGCGTATTGCGCTCGTAAGTTTTGTGTTAGCACGGGTGCGTTGTGCGCTATCAAGGCCCAATCGAGAGCCGACATCAGATATAGAACAATAGTAAGTCAATTGTAAGCACCGCCGTAAATCCAAACGCTAATAGCCAAAGCATTCGCTTCTGTGTCTTGTTATAAGCATCGAGTGTCTTTTCAACATTTGTGATGCGTTTTACCACATCTCGACACCATGCGTTCCATTGTTGCTCATTCATACTATCACATCTGAGTTGAGATACCCATAGCACCTGCGACAATAGCAATCAAGGCTAAAGTAATCTTTTGAGTGTTAGACATATATGATGCGATAAGGCCATTAGTTACCTCTAATTCGGTAGCAACTTGAGCCAAACCGGTTTTCATATCCATGTTAGACTGAACCAATTGTTCGATGAGTCTTTCATGTCTTCTTGCCGTTTCTTCTAAATTATCTAATCTTAATCCTATTACTTCGTCAGACACCATCTTCACCCATGCTTGCTTCAAGTCGGGCTATTAGGTCAGCCTTCTTGCCCGATACGGCAAGGCCCTTTTCCTTTAGCATAGCCCTCAGTTCAGCAACATTTCGGGACTCCAATGTATCTTCGATAATGTCTAATTGCTCTTTTGCTTCTTCAACCTTCTCTTTAACTTCATCCATAGAATCAATGATTTCGTCAAGGCTTATCTTACCATCAGCATTCAATGTCTGATACTTTTTGTAAGCCCATACCGCAATACCCACAAGGGCTAATCCGGCGACCAAAACCACTTCTATGTCGTCAAGGAGAGATGTTGAATCGCTTACGCAATCTAAACAATCCTCGATTATTGTTGTGTTGTTTCCCTGCATTTATTCACCTCTTTCGTAAATTATCTGCGTCACGGCTGAGAGCGGAATCACACTAAATGGCTTGGTGGACCCTACCCTGTATATCTTGTAGCCGTGAGGTGTTTCTTCAATGTTTATATTTGTGTATGACTTTTCCGGTGGTTTATACACAATTTTACCCTTGCGAAGCACCCTGTCTTCGGCAGACATATTACTCGATTCATCGTAGGATATTTAAGTAGTGGGTATCAATATACCGACATTTTTTAATTCTTCAAACTGCTGTAGCATTTCTTCCCACTCGATAATATCGCAGATTACCTGTGAATAGTAATCGCCTATTTCGTATGCGTGGTAAGTGCTATTAGACACCCATACTTTATAGCCCTCAATACTGTTTATAGACACTTCGACATAGATTCTATGGCCTTCTTCGTCATGTATTTTTTCGACAACAGTTCCCTGCACTTCTCGGCACTCAAATGGATTTACTATACCACTATTCGGGTAATTTGGGATATGCGGGGCGGTTAAAAGCAACGCGACTACGATAAAGGCAAAAACAGCCCCGCTATCTCTATACCCCATACTTTGAGGGTATGTTTGCCGTTAGTTAAATCATCGCCAGCGTGGGCCTTCAAACCATGCTACAAGACTCGTTCTTGAGCCGGAAGTAATAGGAGATACCCCATGTTCTAAATATGAAGGGAAGCAGATAATAGACCCGCGTTTTATCAAACTATCGGGGTCGGGATTCTGCGTGTGTGCAAACGATAATAAACCACCTTCGTAATCATCGGGGTCGGTCAGTTGCACGACAATACTCAACTTTCTGTGCTTGCCGTCTTGCCTGTTCCAATCTATATCGTGGTGCATTCCGTAGTGGTGTCCTACATCAGCATACTCAGTAAATTGTAGCGGTGGTAATTCTGTAAGTGTAAGGTTGAATTGTTTGTTAGCATCCATAGCAACCTTCATCAAAAAGTCGTGCATCTCAGCGTATGGACCAACATTAGGAAGCCACCTAATGTCTGTTTTGCGGTGAGCGTCAGATTCGCCTTCGCCTGTTCTGAATGTTTTAGCCTCTTGCTTTGGTGCTTGTCGGCCTAATTCAATCCAACGCTCGCAATCTTCTTCGCTAAGGACTCCTTCGTATAGTAACCAATTAGGGTGTTCCATCATGTGTTAAGAAAACACCAAGTCTATTTAATGGGTTTCACAACCAATCCGGTTCTTGAGGAAAATTTTCTGCCGCTTCATTAGGCGTAGCGTAATCTGTAATATCTCTTAACGCCTGTCTGTAAGTGGTTAATTCTGTTTGTTGTTCAGATGTAAGAGTGTTGTATCTATCAGCAAGCATCCATATATCGGTTCTGAATAACATGGCTTCTCTTTCGTTTTTGATTCCACTCCATGTATAATCATCTTCAATTTCTTCAACAGTTATTGTTCCATCTGCATGATATATTTCATTTCTCATTTAATCACCCCGAATATGTTATCCACCATTGTAATTGCCTATAATTCAAATCCGCAGTATTGGTGTTAAAATCTGTTTCTGAAAACGATGTTGGATATTCTCCCGAAACTGTATGGATGTATTTTGTTGGGTCATTAGCATTATATGTGCTGTTTTGTGGTAGTTTTACTCCTGTTCCGTGAGAACCATAATGTGCTGTTCCAATGAAATATTTAGCACCGTTTGAATCGCTTGGGTTATCTGCACCAAAAGCCCCCCACAATACATCTCCGGCATTAACAGAATAAGCCCCACCTGTAAGCGATTTCATACCTGTTGTTGTTATATCTATTGATTCACTTCCAACAATTTGACTCCCATTAGGCATATTGTTATCGCCACTTCGATATAACGCCATTTTTAGTGTATCTCCTATTATTGATGATGCGGTTCTCACATTGATTCTCATACCGTCAATTGTTCCGGTTCTTGGTGCAACTATAGGTATTAACAAAACCTTATTGTCTGCCGTAACGTTTGCATAATTTAATGTGTAATTACTCCATGAAGTGGTTGATTGTGTGCAAAAATAATTGTATCTTGTAGCAGTAGTTAGACGACCAATAGATTTAGTCGGTCTTTCATCTGTTGCACTACTTCCACCCGAAGCACTACCCGCTTCTTCCATCGTTCCATCGCTTTTCATTGTTCTAAACGGTTGTCTGCCCATTCTTAATCACCTTATGCGTGTATAGTAGCGTGTACGGAACCCGCTAATGTTGCTGTTGTGCCTTGTGTATTTTGGAATCTTAAAACCATCCTACTTCCTACAGGCGCATAATCAACATCTAAAACTCCAATAGCCGCCGCACCATCAAATATTTGTCCGTAAGTAGTATAATTCACGGTTGTTCCATCGAAATGAGCAACAATCATTTCTGTTTGAACCTCATTATTTGTTGAATCTGTAATATGCACACTTGCGGTTATAGCCTTGCCGTCTGCGGTTGGTAAATCTAATAGAGTCAGATAAGAATTGTTAGCAGTTGATGTTGCCGCAACTGTAATTCCTCTTTGTTCGACATCCCCAATAGATACGCCACCATTTGAGTTTCCTGTAATCCATGTAACCCCACCATCACCGGATGCAATAAGTAATTGGTCATCACCTGTTGCAGAAGGTGCGTCAATATCACCACCGATAATAACATTGTTTGAACCTGTTGTAATATTCTTACCGCCAAAATCTCCAACGATGATATTTTTATCACCGGTAGTTAATGCCCCCGCCGCATAATTTCCAACAATAGTATTTCTCTCAGCAGTAGTCGCACTTGCATTACCTGCTGCGTGTGCGCCAACTATTACGTTGCTTGCACCTGTAATTGCATCTCCGGCATAAGAACCTATGATTGTGTTATTTGCATTAGTGGTGATTGCCCTACCTGCCGACATACCGATAAGGACATTGTGATTTCCGCTTGTAACTCCGAAACCTGCTAACCTACCGATATAGACCGCTTCGCCACCTGTGTTTGCGCTATCTCCACCGGCCCACCAACCAATTGCTACGTTTCCTGAACCTGTGTTTGTTCCATCATACGCTTGATATCCTATTGCTACGTTGTAGCCACCCGTTGTAATTCCCGTACCTGTCTGATGACCAATCAGTACATTTGCATCTCCTGAAGTAATTGCATCTCCGGCATAATTTCCGATTGCTACGTTCTTCTCTCCACCTGCAATAGAACCACCTAAAGCATCATAACCAATTGCTATGTTATCTGATTCGGTGTCTGCGGCATCAAGGGCTTGCATTCCTATCGCTATGTTTCTCGTTCCGGTAGTTATCGCTTTCA